CTTTGGTGATGTATTGGATCCCAGTGAGTATTACTTAGGCAGAGGTGTTCTGTATCGTCTGGGTGCTTGCTTCCCCTGTGACGATGATTGTGATTTTCCACCAATTGAGGTGACCTACAAATACGGCATCGATGTGCCCGTGTTGGGCGAGTTAGCGATGGGTGAGTTGGCTTGTGAGTTGCTGGCTGGTTGGGAGGGCATTGATTGTCGTTTGCCTAGCAACGCTGTATCGGTCAGTCGTCAAGGTGTGACGGTAGATCTGTCAAACCCTGAAGTCTTGTTTGCTCAAAACAGGATCGGTCTGCCGATCTGTGACCAGTTCATCTACACAAACAACCCAGACAAGTTGCGTAGTCACTCAACAGTCCACTCTCCTGACATTGCGAGGCGTGTGAGGTGAGTCTGTCCCCATCTACCGTAGATGTCGCACAGTGGGTACAGCAAACAGTCCTGACGGCGTTGAGCGATTGCAATCGTGACCCAATCTCGACCTCGTACATAGGCTCTGGTCAGATCGCTTGGGACGACTGCTGTGGCACTGTTGTCGTCGTGCCTGAGCGTGTGTACAGGTCACAAGAGTTCCCCTCTGAGGACACCAATGAGGTGATCTGTTTTGATGGTCTGATCGCCATTGATCTCACGGTCATTCTGTTGCGTTGTGTACCTGTAGTCGATGACAGAGGTCGTGCCCCATCTCCCCAGATGTTACAAGTCGCCTACAACAACTTGCTCGGTGATGCCGCAGTGATCTACAACTCTCTCACTGGTCAATTCCCTGACTACTGGGAACGCACCAACCCTGCTCAAACCTTTGTCGGTGCTCAGGGTGGTTGTATCGGTGTTGAGACAAGGATTGTGATCGGTCTAGAGCAGTCACAATTCGGCATCTGTTGTGCAGAGCCAATACCTCACGAGGTCGGTGATCCTGTCTGTAAGTTCTCAGCAAGCAATGTCATCTTCGAGCCTTGTGATGGTTTGACCAGTACCAATGTGCAAGACGCAATCTGTGAACTCGCTGAGTCAATAACACCTACAACTCTGCCAGCGTCGAGCATCACCTTCGAGCCTTGTGACGATCTTGAGAGCACCAATGTCCAAGATGCAATCTGTGAACTAGCGTCGGCTCTACCGCCACCATCACTCGTCGCCTATGGTGCCTTTCATAGCAACATTGATGTCCTCACCACGATCAATACACCAACCCCTATACCTGCTGAGATAATAGATTTCTCGTCAGGTGTGACAGTGGTTGCAAATAATCGATTTACTGTTACGAGTGCTGGACTTTACAACCTACAATTCTCATCGCAGTTACATCATCGTGGCGGTGGTGGATCTGGTGAGACTGTAGAGATTTGGCTTGTGAAAAATGGAACGGCAGTTGCAGACTCTGCCACACGACTCATCGTGCCTAACAGTCGTTTCGTTGTAGCGTCGTGGAACTTCTTTGTCCAGTTAGGGGCAGGTGAATATGCCCAACTCATGTACTACACAAACAATGCCAACATCGCTATAGAACATCTGCCGATCAATGGTGTGGTGCCTGCTATACCCTCATCAATCGTCACCATGACGAGAATTGCATGAGCAGGCGTACAACTATGAGACGACTCAACACGACCTGCATCAGATAATCTTGACATCATGGCATCAACGACCCCTCATGACCCACAGATAGCAGTGGCAATTCTCTTTGAGAGATTAGGTCATGTTATTGAGAAAGTAGATGCCCTGTCAGCAAAACTTGACGACCAAGACAGCAAAAGGACAAAGGCTTTGACCGAGTTAGAGGCAAGAGTTGAGCACATCGAGCGACGCATGACATCTGTCGGGTGGTTCCTTGCTGGCATTGCTTGTGCTGGTGGTGCAGTCGGTGGATCTGCCGCCGCTATGGTGACAAAGATGTTCGGTGCTGGTTAGTGTCTGAGTATCTAGTCCTCAACCCTCAAGAGATACGCCAACTATTAGAGGGTCCCAATGGTCCTGTCTATTACGACATGAGGCGACGAGCAAACAGAGTGACAAACCTTGCTAGACGACTTTGCCCAATTGACACATCAAGACTCAAGACCTCGATCAGTTATGAGATGGCGACAGAGAACGGGGCAATCATCGCAAGAGTCGGCACGAATGTTGAGTACGGTCTGTACATACATGAGGGCACAGCCAACAAGGGGACTGGGTACATCTACCCCAAGAACGCTCGTGTCTTGAGGTTCCCGATCATCAATAAGAGTGGGTCGGGTCGCAGACGATACAAGGCAGGTGCGACTCAGCAGTATGCTTATGCAAAGCGAGTCAAGGGTATCAAACCAACACCATTTCTGAGAGATGCCCTGACAGCCGCTACAGACAACAAGTAGGGAGACCAAACATGACAAGACAGAAATCATTTACTACGGCGGCGGCTCGTCGTCGAGCAAATCCAATCGAGTGGGTCATTGACGACCAGACGGTACGACTTCGTACCAATGTTGATCTCATTGAGATTGCCGATGCTATTGAGGCGTTACAAGCACCATCACCAGAGGGCATGAGTGAGATCCGAGGTGCAGAGGTCAAGCGTCAGACCTTGTGTGATGTCGTACAGACATTCCTCGAAGATGGGGCGCACAAAGTCTTTGACACAGTCAAAGATGACCTCGACTTTGCTGTATTGACCGAGATGCTTGAGGATTTGATCGCAGAATACACGGGTCAGGCAAACCCTACCCAGCAGTCGTCATTGTTAGATGGATCATCAACAACTGGGAGCAATTTGACGGCTGGTGCGGATCAAAAGGCATAGATCCAATCACGCTCTCAGCAGATAGAGCAGTGAACCTTTATCTCTACGCAATACGAGAAAACGCCGACGAGAAACAACTTGACGAGATCGATCGAGCACTTGAGCCACCATTGACTGCCAAGACAGGTGGTGTACCTAGTTGGTATGGCTCAGATGATGACGCTTGGGAGTCGTTCTCTGTGCAAGTATGATAACTGTGCTGGCTTTGGGTTGTTGTTGTGTTTCCCAAAGTCAGCACACTCTCGCCTGCCTATCCTCTAGAATGTCGCCATGAGTAAAGTCGGTGAAGCCTATGTAGAGATTAGGGCTAAGACAGACAAGTTTGAGAAAGATCTAGTCACTGGTGTTGATGACGCTCTTGACAAAGTTTCACAGTCGGTTGATGGTGTCACAGATCAAGTCAATGTAACTACAAAATCTTTCGTCAATTGGTCTGGTGCTATCCAGAAAGCGGCTCTGCCTGCTGGTATTGCTCTCGCCGCAGTCGGGACAATGGCTACAAAGGCTGTCGGTGCCGCTAGTAACTTGGGCGAGTCAATCAATGCCGTCAATGTTGTATTCGGTAAAGCATCTGAGGGGATCCTTGCTTTATCAAAAGATGCCGCTACCGCAGTTGGTCTAAGTCAAACAGAGTTCAATGGTCTGGCTGTACAGTTCTCATCTTTTGCCGAGAAGATTGCAGGTCCAGGAGGGGACATCGTTGGTACGATCCAATCGATCAGCACTCGTGCCGCCGACTTTGCCTCTGTGATGAACCTTGAGGTAGCAGATGCGGCTCGTATTTTCCAAAGTGGTCTCGCTGGTGAGACCGAGCCTCTCAAGAGATTTGGCATCGATCTATCTGAAGCGGCTGTCAAAGCGTATGCAATGGCTAACGGTATCGGTGACGGCTCTGGTCAATTGACTGAGCAAGAAAAAATCCTCGCTCGTCATGGTGCGTTGATGGAGCAGACGGCAAAGACTCAAGGTGACTTCGCCAATACATCAGACAGTCTTGCGAACAGACAAAGGATTGTGGGATCACAGTTCAAGGATTTGCAGGCAGATTTGGGCAACGCTTTGATCCCTGCCTTTGAGGCGTTGTTGGCTGTGGGTCAAAAGGTGATCGAGTTTGTCAAAGAAAATACAACTCTTGTCCTCATTTTGGTTGGGGCTGTTACCGCTTTTGCGGCGGCAATTGTTGGTCTGAGTTTTGCTTTCAAGGCATACGAGATAATCAAGAAAACTGTCATCGCCGCACAATGGGCGTGGAACGCCGCCCTCAATGCAAACCCAATCGGTCTAGTGATAGTGGCGATCGCCGCCGCTATTGCCATTGTTGTTCTGTTGTACAAACGCTTCGAGGTTGTCCGTACTGTTGTACAAACAGTGGTCAATGCTGTAGTCGGATACTTCGAGTTCATGATCAATATGTGGATCAAAGGCATCAACATGTTCACTGGTGCTCTCAACAAGATCACTGGTGTGCTTGGCATCTTCGGTATCAATGTCGGCAAGATTGGTGAGATCGCTGAGGTCTCGTTTGGTCGTATGGGTGATGCCGCAAATAAAGCCACTGTCAATACATCTGGTATGACAAAGGCTCAGATCGAGAATATGGAGATCACTCAACAACAGACAACAGCGACCGATCAAAACACATCGGCTCTGGGCAAGTTGGGATCTACTGTTGATAAGACAGCCGAGAAGATCAAAAAACTAAGAGACACAATAGGTGACGGGTTCAAGACAACACTCGACAAGGCAAAGAGTGCTCTTGCCAGTGCTCAAGAGGCGTTCAATGATTTTTCCAAATCTGTGTCAGAGGCTGTGACTGAGTCGTTCTCGTTCCAAGACGCATACGAGGCAGGCAAAGAAAGCGGCTCAGGGTTTTTCTCTGCTCTCACTGACCAAGCAACAAAGGTACAAGACTTCTCGGTATTGATAAATCGATTGATGGCGGCTGGTCTATCAGAGGCGGCTCTACAACAAGTCCTAGACGCAGGTGTTGATGCTGGCTCTGCTATCGCCACAGAGATCCTCGGCAGTGCTGACGGTGTCATAAGAGCCAACAACTTGGTCTCTCAAGTCGCCTCGATCGGTGACCAGATCGGTCTCAATGCGGCTGGTCAATTCAGACAAGCAGGTGTCGATGCTGGTACTGCTTTGGTTGCTGGTATCACTGAGGTCATCAGCAAGTATCAAGTCAGACTCAAGTCAAAGAAACTAACGACCAAACAACTCAAGAAACTTCGTGAGCAATTTGCGGTCGATGTCTCTTTTGCTTTTGCTGGTAGTGGTTTGCCTGAGTTAGCAAACGGTGCGATCGTGTCATCGAGGACTCCAGCAATTATCGGTGAGGCAGGACCAGAGGCAGTGATCCCAATCTCTCGACCTGCTAGGGCTTTACAACTAATGGAGCAGACAGGTCTCGCCAGTCTTGCCCGTAACGGGTCAGGTGCGGCTGTCAATATCGAGAACGCTACTTTCGTAGCACCAGTAGATGCCGACCTAGTAGCACAGAAAGTGTTGGTCGCTGAGAGAGCAAGGTCGTTCGGATGATTTACCTCACACACCCATCACTAGGGACACTCGACCTTACTTGTGAAGATGGTTTTGTTGTTACAGAGTTTTCTATTGGTTACCCCACAGTCAGAGAGGTCTCAATCAATAAGGCTCTAGCAGACGGCACGATTGATACGACTACCTATGTTGGTGCTCGTGCGGTGACGATTGCTTTGCGTCTGGACAACACTGGGTGTGATCCTCACAAGACTCAGGATCTGATCGATCGTGTGATGCCTTATGTGTCGCCTCGTATCAGACCAACTCTTGTCTACACCATTGACCAAAACGACACCGACCCTACACATGTGCGGTCTCTGGTATTGAGAGGGGCAGACGCACCATTCACGGTCAATGCCCCAAAAGCCTTGACCCTCGTTTGTCAGTGGGTAGCGGCAGAGCCTTTCACATCAGCACTTGATGACAGTTGTGTTGTTGCACCTCTCACTGAGTTTGTTGAGTTTGGTCGCTTCTATGATCTCTCTTTTGACCGTGAGTATCCACCATCACCACCAGTGGGCGTCACCCTATTTACTCCTAATGGCAATGCACCTATGGACTGGACAGGCACTATCACCTCGACGGTCACTGATCCGATTTTGACGATCAACAATGTCGAGATCATCTTTACTGGTCTGACTTTGATTGCTGGACAAACAATCAACATCAATACAGCAAACAGAACGATCCTAAGAAACAATGATCCAAACGACTCGATCTACGGACTGACTAACTTCCAAGACTGGACATGGGACAGCATTAGAGTGACACCATCACTCAACTTTATTCGTCTTGAGGCAACTGTGTACTCAGGTGATCCTGCTTTTACCCTTTGCTACTTTGATCGTTGGCATCTGTAGTCATGACAATTCCCTATCAATTAGCAATAGGACCAGCACAATCGGCACCTATTGTCACTACTCGTACTAATCGTTGCATAAATCCATCGTTTGAGGTTGATACATCATCGTGGATAAATGCTTCAGCAACAATACTTTCTCAAGATACGACGACTGCACTTTACGGGACTAAGTCTTTGCGAGTTGAGAATGTCGTGGGGACTGTTACTGCGGGTGCTCGGTATTTTCCTAGTGTTCTGCCGTCGGCTGTTGCTGGACAAAGTTTCACGGCATCCTCTTATGTCAGGGTAGTACTTGGTCCGACTCGCCAACATCGGATGCTTATATTTTGGTTGAACTCATCAGGTGGAGTAATTAGTTCTACCTCTGGTGTACTTACAAGCGTAAGCAACGCATCATGGACTCGCATAAGTGTTACGGGCGTTGCGCCTGCAAATACTGTCAGTTTCTATCTTGATATTTACTACACTGCAAACGATTTCAGTATTGGAAATGTATCGCTCATTGACGGTGTATTACTTGAGCAAACAAACACACTTCAACCATATTTTGACGGTGACACTCCTGACAGTGGTGCTATTCACTCATGGACGGGCACACCTAACCTTTCTACATCTCAAGCAAGTTCATCAACAGTCGTCATCAACAACACACCCACTCAACCTCTGTCGATCTTCAATAGTTGGACTTTGTCACGCAATCTAGATGATGGTTGTGCTTTGACAATACAAATGACAGGCAACTCGATCGCTGGTGTACAAATACAAGAACTGTCCACCGATATTTGGGTGTATGACAATGGTGTTGCGGTAGATCGTTTTCGTGTCGTCGCCCTAGACCAAGTCTGGGGAGAAGATGGTGAAAACATTTTATCTGTGCAGGCAGTTTGCTATCGCCGTCTCTTAGCGAGTCGATATGTCGCTAGTCCACTGACCTTCTCAAGCGTTGATCAGGGTGACATCGTTTGGGGTTTGATACAACACACCCAAGCACAGGTGAACGGCGGTCTAGGTGTCACTGTCGGATCGACCGTGACGGGCGTGATCAGGTCTCGTTCTTATCAGACAGGGCAAAACATACTAGAGGCGATCACTGGTATTGGTCAGGCTGACGGCAACATGATCTGGGATATTGACCCAAACCTGCAACTCAATGTGACTACAGCAGGGTCAAGACCTCTCAAGCCGATGCCTGCCCAGTTGGGTACAAATCTGAGAAACATCAGCAAGCCCTCTGGTGCATCTTTGTTTGGCAATGTTGCTCTCGTGACTGGAGATATTGCTTTCACGACGGTCGAGATTGCCAATGCCTCAACCCTTATCACAGATCCTCGTGGTCGGTGGGAGCGATTTGCCTCGTTCTCTCAAGAGCAAACACAGTCAAACCTCAGAGAGCAGGCAGATGGGATCCTAGAGAGCACCCAGTCACCCTCAATTGTTTGGCAGTTTGAGTTGATACCAGACCGATACTTCATGGACTCTGACTATGCGATTGGCGACTTTGTCTATCTGGTACAGCCAGCAACGGTCGTACCGTCTCAACCAGATCCGACGATCCCGTATTTGACAGTCCCTAGCAATCTGGTGATCGTGCAGATCTTGACCGTTGAGTTGGTTGTAGACGCTAACGGTGCCTCAACAATCAAGATGACGGCAGTACAGTCGCCTCAACCTTGGAACGCTGTCCCGACTACAATCACTTGGAATGATGTTGATCCCTCAATTAGTTGGGACGATATGTTGTTCACTTACTTGACATAGGAGTAAAAATGCCTGCCAACACACCGATCTTCGGATTTCCATATCCTTTGGGTACTGACCCTGTCTCACAGGGTGACAACGACATTCGTGCTCTAGCAGAGGCTGTTGAGTCTGGTTTGGGATTGTGGAAGATAACTACTTGTACTGTCACAAGTGTTGGCGGTACCGCCGCAACCTCAACAAACGGGACAATCAATATCGGTACAGGCAACACATCGATTACGGTGAACAATGCTTTCTCTGCTCAGTTTGATAATTATCGCATAATTTTTTATGGTGACAGTTCAACAGGAACAACTAGCCACCAAATTGGACTCAATGGAATTACGACTAGCACATATTTTAGCGGTGGAACTTTTATGAGTTGGGGTGGTACCACTATCACTGGGTTCGGTCCTGCGGCAAGTACAACATGGATTGCGTCTGCAAATACCGTCAATGCCACACCAACAGCAATGGTCATTGATTTATTGTCACCATTTAGGTCTGCAAGAACATTTGGGTCAGTATCGGCACAAGCAGGAAACGGTCACAGCGTCTTTCAATTACAAAATTCAAGTGCCGTGAGTAGTGGTGGTTTTACTGTGTCAAAAGGTGGAGACACAATGACAGGTGGAACTATTCGTGTTTATGGTTTCAGAAACTAATCATGACTAGACCTAGATCAACTACCTCTCAGGCAGACGAGTTAGGAGCGATCCTGTCGTCACTCAAGTCTCGTATCCAATCAGTAGAACTACTTGCTCACACGCCTTGTACTGGTGGTGGTGGATCAACTACACCTGCTGGTCTTGTTAGTCCTTACGCTGGTGTCGCCGCCCCTAGTGGGTGGTTACTTTGTGACGGTACTGCATACGATCAAACTCTTTATCCTGCCTTGTTCGCAGTCATAGGATCGACCTACAACAATGCATCTGGACAACCATCGCCGTCTGCTGGGTTCTTTCGTGTGCCAGATTTGCGATCTCGTATGCCGATCGGTGCTGGCACTGGTCTTGGTTTGACAAACAGACCACTCGCCTCGTCTAGCGGTCAAGAGACTAGACAAATAGCGTCAGCAAACTTGCCACTACATCAACACAGTATCGACCACGATCATCCTGCCGCTGGTGGAGCCGCCACAACAACAAACATCAGCCACACTCACGGTATCGGCTTCAGTGGGGTTGGGTATGTGCCAGGAGGTTCAATCATGGCTACTCCTAACTCAGCAAACCCACTTACCTATCCATCGGTAGCAACCGACCCTGCCCACTCACATACCGTCGATCTGCCAAACTTTGCTGGAACAAGTGGTAACGGTGGTTTCGCTAACACAGCACTCGACATCATGAACCCATTTTTGGCACTCAACTTTATTATCAAGGTATAGACATGAAGATTGCACTCAAGGGCACACCCATCAACAACTATCCCCAACCAATGTGTCTAGCAGAGACTCCTGAGCAATTGATACAAGCACTTAGGTCTATTCGTGGTTTTATGTTGGCTGAGTCTGACTGGACTCAGGTTGCCGACTCACCACTAGATGACGCTGTCAAAACTGAGTGGCGTTTGTGGCGACAAGAGATGAGAGATGTCACCAACAGTGTGACGATAGAGAATGTTGGGGACTACTTTGAGATCTCAGATCCACCATCTATTGGGACACCGAAGCACTGGCATCATTGGGAGTACGAGAAATATGCCAAGACTCTCGATCGTTACATGTCTTTGCAGACAGGATCACAGACTACACACACTCACAATCACGACTCAGATGGGCTAGAATAACGCCATGCCAGTGAACGCCTTATGGTTGCAGAATGTCGATTATCCAGCCCGTATTGACCGCACGGTGTTTGACAGCATCTGGACTGAGGGCATCTTAGGTGCTGGGTCATTCCAAGTATCACCATCAAGTCCTGTCGGTATGTCTGTACAGGTGTCGGCAGGCGTCGCTGTCGTTACTGGTGACAATCAAGTATTTCAAGGCAAGTATCTCTGTCGAGAACAAGCACCAACACTGGGACTGACAATTGCGGCGGCTCCTGGATCTGGTAGTCGTCGTGACTTGGTTGTGTTGCAAGTCCGTGACCCTAACGCTACTGGTCCTGCTGGTGATGATGCTGTACTTGCT